CTAAGAAAAATGGAGACCACCCGACCATGAAGCCGGTACCTCTTTTGGCGTACCCCATTATGAACAGTAGCATGAGCAATACGCTGGTGCTCGATCCCTTTGGTGGCAGCGGTTCAACGCTAATCGCCTGCGAACAGTCTGACCGATCCTGCTTCACCATCGAGCTTGATGAGAAGTTCTGCGACGTTATCGTCAAAAGGTACATCGAACAGGTCGGCTCCGCTGACAATGTATCTGTCCAGCGCGATGGTCTGCTTTACTCCTATGCGAACGTTAGCTCAGATATCTAACCTCATATAAAACCGCCGAATATTTGGTACAGATTCTCCACAGTAATCACATAAAACCGTTGCTATTTAATCGGTTTAGAGTGATGAATGTAATACCAAAAAAAAGAAAGGCGGTAAAAAAATGAAACTCAACTACAATGTTACTGGCACTGAACGCAAGTCACTGGTCGGAGCAATCAGCGCAACACTGAATACCCCGATCAAGTACCTCGGAGCACCAACCTTCGTCTACGAAATTGGCAGCTACCACATCGACAAGACCGGAATACTTACGGGTCCCGACAACCTCGACCTAGAGGATTCACTTCATCAAGTGGGTTTTGATGCTGACGGTGAAAGTCGCGAGTATGATGAACCCGACACCTACGAGAGCGGACTTGGCAAAATGGGTGCACTTGAAGAGGTTCCGGATATTGACCAGCACCACCCAGGACAGTATGCAAACCCAAATGCACTCATTACCGACGCCATGCAAAAAAAACTGGATGAGGTCCTCTCCTTTGAGGACCTTAGGATGGACAACCGTGAAGAATTGGGACTTGGCCGTACCCGCCGTGAGAACTTCCAAGGTGAAAACGGAATGCAGACAAGTGATGCGCCAGAACTTGATGAGGACATCGCCTTGTTAATTGAGATGCCACGCTCCTCCTTCACTGACACGGCACTTGACAACCTCAAGCGCCTGATTGATGGCAAGAGCAGCCTCATAAAAAAGGCTCTGAGTACGGAAGTGCTCGAACTTGAAATAACCGATGACAAGGTTCGATTCCCTTGGTTTGAAAACGGCAATGACCCCGAAGCAGTTAAAGCCTACACACATTTTATTACCGCTCTCTGCGAGATGGCGAGGGTCCAAAAGCGTGTCACTGCAAAGGATAAGGATACTGATAACGAAAAATACGCTTTCCGCTGCTTCCTACTGCGGCTCGGTTTTATTGGAGCAGCATACAAAGAGGAACGCAAAATTCTGCTAGAGAAGCTATCCGGAAGCTCAGCTTTTAAAGACGGCCAGAAAAAGGGCTTCTCACAGGACGATCTAGATCAAGTAACATCAGCCCCCGCTGTACACGCAGAAAACAAAGCAATATTGGGAGGATCTGAAGATGAACAATAAATTCCCTTCAAAAGAAACCGTCGAGCGTATCCGCCGCCAGTTTCCGGTTGGTTGCCGCGTAGTGCTTCTTCGGATGGATGATGTGCAGGCTCCGCCCATTGGCACTAAAGGCACTGTAATCGGCGTGGATGATACGGCCAGCATCCTAGTCAGCTGGGACAATGGTAGCAGCCTGAACGTAGTCTTCGGGGAGGATCTTTGCCAGAAAATTGAGCTATAACGACGACAATTGAGAACAGTGCCGGAAACGGCTCTGTATCTCGTACAGTTTGATTATCAAGGCTTGCTTTTGCAGGTCTATTTTTATGCCCTGCGAAAGGAGGCGACGGCGTATCAGAAAATTGAAGAAATACTCTCCGACCCGATTTAAAGCATCGGATTCAATCTATGACAAGGCTCTGGCCGATTACGCCGTGTCCTTTATTGAGGCGCTCTCCCACACCAAGGGCACCTGGGCCGGTAAGCCTTTTGAGCTGATTGACTGGCAGGAGCGGATTATTCGAGACATCTTTGGCACCATCAAGCCCAACGGCTACCGGCAGTTCAACACAGCGTATGTAGAAATTCCAAAGAAGATGGGTAAATCAGAGCTCGCCGCTGCGGTTGCTTTACTGCTGACCTGTGGCGACAATGAGGAACGCGCCGAGGTCTACGGCTGCGCCGCCGATCGCAATCAGGCATCTATCGTCTTTAACGTTGCAGCAGATATGGTCCGGATGTGTCCGGCACTGGCGAAACGAGTCAAGATACTTGATTCCATGAAACGACTCGTTTATTTACCAACCGGGAGCACCTATCAAGTACTGTCTGCCGACGTTGGCAATAAGCATGGCTTCAATACACACGGTGTGGTATTTGATGAGCTACACACCCAACCAAACCGAAAGCTCTATGACGTTATGACTAAAGGTAGCGGTGATGCGAGAATGCAGCCGCTTTATTTTTTGATCACAACCGCCGGAGACAATCAGAACAGCATCTGTTGGGAGGTACATCAAAAAGCGCTGGATATCATTGATGGTAGAAAAAATGACCCGACCTTCTATCCGATCATATATGGTGCAGCGCAAGAAGACGACTGGACTGATCCGAAGGTTTGGAAAAAAGCCAATCCCTCCCTCGGTATTACAGTCGGCCTAGATAAGGTTAAAGCGGCATTTGAGTCAGCTCGCCAGAATCCCGCCGAAGAGAACAGCTTCAGACAACTCCGCTTGAACCAATGGGTCAAACAAGCTGTACGCTGGATGCCGATGGACAAATGGGATGCCTGTGCTTTTGCGGTAGACCCGGAAGCCTTGCGAGGCCGGATTTGCTATGGTGGTCTGGACCTTTCCTCCTCCACCGACATTACTGCTTTTGTTCTGGTATTCCCGCCACTGGACGAGGATGACAAATATGTCGTGCTCCCGTTTTTCTGGATACCGGAGGACAACATCGATTTGCGTGTGCGGCGTGACCATGTGAATTACGATGTCTGGAAAAAGCAAGGCTACCTGTTAACCACCGAAGGCAATGTGGTCCACTATGGCTTCATCGAGAGCTTTATTGAGGAGCTTGGCACGAAATACAACATCAGGGAAATTGCTTTTGACCGCTGGGGTGCTGTGCAGATGGTCCAGAACCTTGAGGGCATGGGCTTCACAGTCGTTCCTTTCGGACAGGGCTTCAAGGATATGAGTCCGCCGACCAAGGAACTCATGAAGCTAACCTTAGAACAGAAGCTTGCCCACGGAGGTCACCCTGTCCTGCGCTGGATGATGGACAACATCTATATCCGAACCGACCCGGCAGGTAATATCAAAACAGATAAAGAGAAATCTACCGAGAAAATCGACGGTGCTGTCGCCACCATTATGGCCCTTGACCGGGCGATTCGGTGCGGCAACGAAAGTGGCGCGTCGGTTTATAACGAGAGAGGGCTGCTGATCCTTTAAAGGTTAAAGATACTGTGGTATAATTTATTGGTATGTAAAAAAATTAATAAGCACATAGTGTCGTTATATGTTAGGA